ATCACTAACCCTAGCTTCCATGAGTGGGTCAAGGTAGGTATGGCTGTAGACGCAGAGGATCGCCTTAGGGGCTACCAAACGTCATCACCCTTCCGAGACTACGAGTTGTTCTACAGTTGGTCAGTGAACGATAGACGCACAGCAGAGACAGAGGCACATAGTATCCTCAAGGAGTGGACAGCAGGTAAGAAGAACGAGTGGTTCAAATGCTCCCCTGCTTTCGCTAGAGTCATGTTAGATAGTACCATGGAGAACTATCAATGAAAACCGTAGATACACTAGTAGATGACATATACGCTCTCATGGTCTCTAAAGAGGTGCCCGAGGGTGTCTCCCTAGAGGCTGAGATAGACAGGTTTGGGGTACACTGTAAGGACCTCATGCGAACCCTGTTCACTAGAGAGCGTGATGATCGTAAGTTACGCATGTCCAACATAGGACGCCCTGATCGCTTCCTCTGGAACGCTGTGAATAATCCACAGGAGCAAGAGGAGTTCACAGGTAACACCTACGTTAAGTTTATGTACGGACACCTGATCGAAGAGATGCTGATATTTCTCACTAGACTCTCAGGCCATGAGGTGACAGATGAGCAAAAGAAGTGTGAAGTCGCGGGCATCAAAGGTTCTATGGACTGCAAGATTGACGGCATTGTCACAGACGTTAAGAGTACTTCGTCGTTTGCCTTTAAGAAGTTTAAGAACGGAAACCTTGCTTACGATGATCCTTTTGGATATGTGGCTCAAATCAAGGGTTACGCACACTCAGAAGGGGAAACAAAGTTCGGATGGTTAGCCATGGATAAACAGAATGGTCACCTTACGTACCTCATGTATGACTCTGAAGACACAGGACACTTTTGTTACGACAAAGTATCCTTCGACATAGAGGAGCACATAGAACGTGTAAAAAAGTTAGTGGAGCAACCTACACCTCCCAACGTCTGCTACCAGCCTATCGCAGATGGAAAGAGTGGCAACCAGAAACTCGCCGTAGGGTGCTCATACTGCTCATACAAAGCAACTTGCTGGCCTTCTCTAAGAGCCTTCAAGTATTCTTCAGGTCCACGTTATTTGGTAGAGGTACACAATGAGCCGAAGGTCGAAGAAATCAGCCTCAAGCAATTTTAGATCAGAGTTTGAGAGCATCGTTGATACAGCATTACACTATGAGGGTTTTGAATATGAAACAGAGAAAGTACAGTATAACATTCCTAGGGTATACACTCCAGATTTCGTCCACGCTTCGGGAGTCTTGGTGGAGTGCAAAGGCTTCTTTAGGGAAGGAGACACGCAGAAATACAAAAGTATTGTCAACTGCTTACCAGACCACCGTGAGTTAGTCTTCGTACTAATGAAACCTAATCAGAAAGTCAGGAAGGGTACTAAGCTTACAATGGCTGAGTGGTGTGAGAAGCACGGAATCAAGTGGTACTCACTGGATACCCTAGAGGAGCTAGTCAGCTATGTTAACTCTTGAGGAAACTAAGGAACGCATCTTGAAAACTTATGACCCCGATGATCTACTAGAGGCACTACAGATAAACTCAGAGGAAATACTAGAGCGCTTTGAAGATAAACTAATCAACCGACTAGAGAAGTTCTGGGAAACTGTAGTAGAAGAGGAGACCGAAGAATGACTACTAAGAGTACACGTAACTTACCACTTGACGATGAACCTGAGTACACCTTCGGTAAGTTCAAGCCAACCACAGAAGCCCCTAAGGGGGTGCCTGAGGACGGCCAGTGGTGGCGCACTAGCTCTCTAGATGATGCAACACCAGACGAATGGGACAGGGCTGCTCAGGCAGCTTACGAGGAGCCTCAGGTGGGTAAGCTGTTTCACCCCTCTGATGCCCCTCAGGAGTCCTGTCCTGTAGAGAATCCAGATCACTACAACACAGGATCCATTGAGGCCATTGAAGCTATCAAGGCATCCATGCCTTCTGAGCAGTTCTTTGGATACCTCAAGGGTAACGTAATGAAGTACCTCTGGCGCTACGACTACAAAGAGAAACCCATAGAGGATCTACGTAAGGCAGACTGGTACTTAAATAGATTGATTGACGCATTGATAGAGGATAACCAATGAGTAAAGATGCTTGGGCATTTACTAAGATATTCATAACCTCGTTCGGCTTTGTGTTCGGCGTAGCTTGGCTTGCTGCTTCACTTGCTGTCTCGGCGTCTAAGTATAAGTGCCATGCTTATGGTGAGCTTACAGGCCACGAGGTGCAGCTTATCTCAGGATACATGTGTATGATTAACGATCCCGATGAGGGGTGGATGAGTTACGAAGAACGAGTAGGAAGGAGGATAAACTAATGAACAGATATGAGAAGGAACAAGCAATATACTACACAGTGCTCATAGCGCTTCTGGTGTTTAACGTAACGTGGCTAATGTCGGAGTTTCTTTGAGCTTCTTATGTGGCTTCACAGCAGCACTGTCACTATTACTAGTCATATTCTTAATAGCAGCTTATAAGGATCTATCATAATGAAAGTAGTCCAAGGAGAGTTCGGGAAGTCTAAGGAGGCCATGCGCGCTTCCGACTTGTTTCAATCGTTAGCTGACGCAGTAGACGAGATGGAAGAAGAAGGTATAGATGTTAAGACAGCCATTGTTATCTTCAGTGATGACAAGGTAATGCAAGTTGTAAGCAACGATGGTTACCCAGATTCAACACACATGCTACTCCAGATGGGTGCACAGTCAATCATGTTAGAAACCTTAGGTTTAGGAGGAGAAGAATAGATGGACGCATATCAACAGTACATACACAAGTCACGGTACGCACGTTACATACCAGAGCTTAAGCGTCGAGAGACTTGGGAAGAAACCGTAGGGCGCTACGTAGACTACTGGGGCGACAAGCTACCCGAGAAGGACGCTAAGGAAGCTCGGAAGGCCATTGAGAACCTAGAGGTTATGCCTTCTATGAGGGCCTTAATGACCGCTGGGGAGGCTTTAGATCGTGACAATGTTGCAGGGTTCAACTGTAGTTACATGCCTATAGATCACCCTAAGGCCTTTGATGAACTCATGTATGTTCTCATGTGTGGCACAGGAGCAGGATTCAGTGTTGAACGACAGTATATTCACAAGTTACCAGAAGTGGCAGAGGACTTCCATGGAACCGACAGTATCATACACGTATCAGACTCAAAAATTGGCTGGGCCAAGGCGTACAGGGAACTCATCGCTATGCTCTATAGTGGTCAAGTTCCAAAGTGGGACGTATCTGGAGTACGACCTTCGGGTGCACCCCTCAAGACATTCGGAGGTAGAGCTTCTGGGCCAGAGCCTCTTGAGGATTTGTTCAGGTTCACCGTTGAGGTCTTTCGCGCCTCTGCTGGACGTAGGCTCAGTTCTGTCGAATGCCACGATTTATGCTGTAAGATTGCACAGATCGTCGTCGTGGGAGGGGTACGAAGAAGTGCCCTTATCGGTCTCAGTAACCTTACAGACGACAGAATCCGACGAGCCAAGTCAGGACAGTGGTGGGTAGATAATCCCCAGCGTGGCCTAGCTAACAACTCAGCGTGTTATACAGAGAAGCCCGACTTTGAGGCGTTCCTAAACGAGTGGACAAGTTTATATGAGTCAAGGTCAGGTGAACGAGGTATGTTCTCTAGAGTCGCAAGTCAAAAGCAAGCTGCAAAGAACGAGCGACGAGATGCTACCTATGATTTTGGAACTAATCCGTGTTCAGAAATCATCCTCAGACCTTACCAGTTCTGCAATTTATCAGAAGTTGTTGTCAGGCCAGCCGATACACTATCAGACCTCAAACGAAAGGTACGTGTTGCAACTATCCTTGGGACTCTTCAGGCTACCCTAACTAACTTTAGGTACCTACGTAAGATATGGGAGACTAACACTAAAGAGGAAGCCCTCTTAGGTGTATCTTTAACAGGCATCATGGACCATCCAGTGTTGTCAGGGAGGGAAGACAGTGACAAACTTAAGAAGTGGCTTAAGGCACTACGCGAGGAAGCTGTGGCTACCAACAAAGCTCATGCTGACAGACTTGGCATTAATGCTTCTACTGCTATTACTGCTGTTAAGCCCTCTGGTACTGTTAGTCAGCTTGTGGACTCTGCTTCAGGTATTCACCCGAGATTCTCACGACACTACATAAGGCGTGTCCGAGGATCCTCAGATGACCCCCTGTGTGCTATCCTAGAGGCCGCAGGAGTCCCTGTGGAGGACGATATGATGTCACCCAATACGAAGGTATTTAGTTTCCCTATGGAGGCTCCTGAGTGCGCTGTGTTGG